CAGATGCGCCAGATGCCTTGGAAGCGGTTACCCATTTGCCGGTTGCTAGTCTCTGTCCAGTTTTGCCAGCAGTCCCACCGGATTCGAGATTAGTAAATATCCCGGTTGCGGCATTTACATCTTTACCGTCAATCAAGTTATTACTTGAGGTAGTGCCGCTTGCGGTGGTAGTTCCCACAGCAACGGTACAAGCCGAAGTGGCAACGTGAGTTACCACTAATGCCACATGTTCAATGATAATATCGCCTGCTTCGGGATTCGCCCAAGAGAAAACCCCGCCACCTGTATCTACCGCCGCCAGATTGCCAGTTACTTTCTTGATTGCACCTCGATTGAGTTCAACGGAAGTGCGAAGGCCATCAGCAACTAATACCTCTGCACCGGCCTTTCCTACATATAATCCGTTAATACCACTGATTTTGTTAAAATGAGTTGTTTGTCCCATATTATAGTTCACCTCTTTCTTTTTATTGGCAGGGCATAAACCCCAAACGATTGTGTTCAAATTCAGAAAATAGAAAAACCCCACCGAGGGTGAGGTTCTTAGGGGAGATTAGTTTTTAGAACATTGACATTTGTTGTATCTCGGAGTTCGACTTATAACCTGTCCATTTTAGTATTTTTTTTAAACGGACTTCCGAGAAGAAGGGTTGTGCGCGATACCATGGATCAAAATCACTAGAATGTTTCGCAGAATTACAATGTTTACATGCAGGAATAATATTCGAGCAAGTATAATAACCACCTTTAGATACAGGAATCACATGGTCTTGTTGTAATTTAATATTAATCGCTCCACAATAAGCACATCCATTATTAAAATAAGCCAATACATCATGCCAATCCTGTTCAATGAATGTGGATAGAAGATTGTTTTTTAATGCTCTGCGTTTTTGCACAATCTTTAAAACTACTGCCTTCCCATGGTCACTCGCATAATATTGGTTATACCATTCTCTATTTCTATCCTTTTTCTGTCTCCTAACCTCATTATATCGGGTCTTGTTTTCTTGGTATCTCTTTTTACTGGCAACTATTCTTTTGCCCCTGAACTTTTCCCAATTTCTCTTGTTTTTTTCCGTATGCTTTTCTGGGTTATTGTCCCTGTCTTGTTTTTGATGTGCCAAAATTTTATCCCTATTTTCGTTATAATATTCTTTATTTTTGACACTCAGTTCTTCCTTATTGTCGAACCAATGTTCTGAGTGTTCTCTGTATTTACATTCTTTGCAAATACCCCGATAACAAGGATTGGGTACGTCTTTACGCAATATAAAATATTCTTCTGTTTCTGGAAGTTCTAAACCGCATTTTTTACATACACGATAACCTTCTTTAGCTTCTAATTTATGTGTAAACTCATGACCAAAACATTCCTTACACCTAGTTCGTATTTTGCCTATTTTTAATTGGAAAAAATAATCTGTTGTTGCCGGTAATTCACGCCCACATCTAATACATATTTGAGTTTCGGACATAAAAATAACACCGCCTTTCGCATTCACCTTAAAATATTATGTGGGAAGGGGATTAAGGCAAATCCCCTTGTCGGTCTGCAGAACCTATCCCACACTTATATTATAGCATACTAGGTATTATTTTAGAAGTCTAATTTAACCGCAAACTACCACTATGCCGGGATGCTAAAGACATATGGCTGGTAGGTATACATGCCCGCAGAATACCAAAGGATGGAACCTATTTTCCAACTCTGGGTCTCTTCGTTTTTCCAGCTCTGTAGATCGTAGTCGTCACCTGATTCCAAACGATTGATAAATTTAGCAGATTGTTTCGCCTGAGTGGAGTCAACAACACACCAAGGTTGCAATGCGTTAGCGGCCTGTTTGCGGAATTTATCCCACACAACCAGTTTAAGCGAACCGTTAAACACGTTGGGATTATTGTCGGCAGTATCGCTCTTGCCATCAGCACCAATTATCTCCAACGCTCTTTTGCGTAGAGCCAGAGGCACAACCAGAGTATCTGGGTTTAATGTTCCGTAGTTACCGTCATTGTCTTTCATCGCAAACATTGTCTGACATGCGGCTTCCAGATTTTCCTCGGACAAGTCAAGGCGCAAAAGATTGTCTTGAACACCACTTGCGTTGGGCATTGTATGAACATGACTCGCCAAGGGTAACCCATCAGCGGTCAGTGTCCAGTTTAAGTTTACCCCGTTTACGACATATGAAGTCTGGTCGGCATACATAAATATACCAGCCGCGCAGTTCTCCCGCGTTCTTGCCGCACCTATTGCAAAACCCCCGTGGTCATTTTTGAGGTTTACTAGTTTAGCATTGGACAATAAGAAACGGTCATAAGCCCTACCCGCTTGCCAAATAATAGGAGTCCATACCTTGGTGTCTCCTTCTTTCTGACTGGAATAAGTAAACTCACCGTTCCATTCCTTAAAGTCAATCGCACCGGCTAAACTGGAAATGGCCTCTGTGGGATTATCGGACTGAACCTTGTCGAACAAAATAGGAATCATACTATTTTTGACTTCATCAGCATACATATCCTGCCAGTATTCAAGGATCGGGTTTTCATATAATCCGACTAATTTCTGAAAATTGCCTGAACTCTGTACCATTACACCCATTACATTTCACCTCCCGTTAATTTGAAATAAAGTTTTTGTTTGCAATCATATTGACTTTGAGGTTTAAGACATCCTTGGTTAAAATCCGAAGATGTCCACCAGCCACGGTTGCGGAAGCAACATTTGCACCATTAGCATCCAACACGGCCAAAGTCAGGCCAGGCAGGAAAGCCGCATCAGCAGTTCCGGTATAATCGGCCTCGATGATGTCCCCCGGACCGATCAGTTCCATATAACCAAGCACATTAGTTCCAAGGACAGTAGCCTTAGAGCAAATAGCCTCCACTGCCGCAGTAGCAACAGATTTGGTCCATCGACCACTAGCCAGGTAATAAGCCTGCCCAACTACGCCGGCTTCTGAATCAGTCATGTAGATATTGGTAACATACTGACTGCGGTATACTCCGCAAATGCTTCCGTTATGTTTCAATGCCATTCTTTTTCACTCCCTTAAATAAAATTAACAGGGACTACTTGCCCTGCTTTACGTATTTAGCCTCTCTCTTTCGGGCTTCTTTGTCGCTGTATCCCATCGCCCGCCAAACCTTTAACTGTTCTGGCGACAAGTCCACCTCTTTCCCAAAACTCCCTGCGCCCGACTTCTCGCTTTGCAGATGAGCTTTAGAACTAACATTTTTAGCCATTTTCTTGGCTCCGTTATTCTTGGCAAACTCAATTACATCGTCCTCATGCGCTGTCAACCAAGCGGCCTTCAAAGGTATGCCCTGCTTCATCAGTTCAATGGTGGCTTCATCCATGGCATCCAAGGCAGGTACTAACTCGCCATATTTCTTGCTCAACGCTTCGTGGTCAGTTTCTATTTGCTTAGCGAACTTTTCCCTTTGGACGTCTTGCTGCTGCTTGGTCTGCTGTTCCTGTTGTTTCCGCTTATCGGCGGCAGACTCTTGTTTGAGTTGTTGTAGTTCGAGTTTAGTTGCCAGTCCATCAGCAATTGACTCAGCTACTTTGGGGTCATACCCATTAGCTATAAGGTCAGCGTATAACTGCTTAGGTAACTCGACTTGCTGTTGCTTTGCCTGTTCTGCCTTCTGCGTCTGTTCTCTGTCCATGGCCGCCCAGTATTGCTGTTCACTGAATATTCCATGAGAATCCCCGAATCTTTTTGCATAGTCGGAATCTCTCTGCTTTTGAACATCATTCCTAGCCTTCTGAACTGCCTTCTCTGCCGATTCTTTTTGCTTACGCATATCAGCAAAGGCTTTGTTGGCCTCGGCAGACTGTTCCTTAACTGCACCTGGTACTTCACTTTCATCCTGGTCAACGCTTCCAGAACCAGCTTCATCATCACCAACGGTAATGTTGCTGTCGTTTTCGTCTACGCTTATCTCCGCACCAGTGTTATTTTCATCTCCACTGGGCGCAGCCACGACCTGCTCCTGACCCTCGTTTACGGGTGTTTCACTCATGTTCGTTTCCTCCACTTCGTTTTAATTTTGACTATTTGTTTCCAACATTAAGACCTTTCTTTGCCCGTAAATCGCCACCCTTGATTACATTAGTGGCACTAACTTCGGTCTTGCCGGAATTTCCGTAAGAAAATGAAGCCGTGCAAGGCATTCCTTTGTCGAGATTCTTCACTGCCATTGATTTTCACCTCCCTTCAATTGATGTCCGTGAGCGATTACTCGGCATTGCGCCCAGACGTGAACTCCCTCATGCCCAAAACGGGCATATAAAAAAACCCCAAAACGGGGCATAATCACTGTTTATCCTCTTACCACTCTGGTAAATCAACCGTTTGACCTACTAGTTTATGGCCACAATCAGACAAGAACTGTATTTTACCGTCAGTCACAAAACTGTGGCAACGAGGTTTCGGACTATCCGGAAGATAATTGACCAATACAGACGGGGAAAAGGTTGGTTTTTCATAATCTCCGTTAAATGTCCATCTGCCATCTTCCACCCAATGGCCGCATTGACAACTGGGACAAAAGAAAACGTGTTTGCCATCAGGAAGATCATGTATTTTGGGCAATATCATCACCACCTTTCAACGGTTCAGAAACCAAAGAAAGGGGGAATACAAAGAAAAACAGGCTATTAACCCGCTTGTCTCTGCATTCCCCCAGTTGTCTCGGTCGGAATGTTAGTATTTAGTTATCAACAAGGTCATAGGTTTTTAAAAAAATGTCATTTTTAATAGGGTAAAACTCACCTTGAATGCCTTTAATAATATAATCACCGGGACATACAATGTGCCATCCCTCTAATGTGGGGCAGTTCATGTGCAACGATGTCCGATTACCACATCCACTACATTTCCAATCTTCATCACTGTCTATTGGTTGTATTTTTGACTGAGTTAAAAACTCGCTTGTTTTATATGGAATCCATTGTTCAGCCTCAATAACAATTGGTTTCTTTCTATATTTATCCACCTTATCATTCCTTTCCGTCTTCGGTTATTCTCTGTTCACTTTAATATCTGGTGCAGGTGTTATCATCACCACTGCACCGCCTTTCTTGGTGACCGTCAATTTGCCCCAGTCCACCTTACGGAGTTCCTTGATTACTCGGATTTCCTCTGCTGACAAAGTGTTCTGTATGTCTGAAAATCGGTTGGGTTCTAACTTAAGTTCAGTCAATTGCATTCCTCCTTATTTACCAACTATTTTCTTTAAATTTGGGTTTTTCTTCTTCGCGGAAACCGAAGCTTTGCGAGAACTAGCGGCTAAAATAGCATCTGCCGCCTGTGCACTAACCCCCTCCGACTTTTGAATTTTATTGCTCACGGCATTAAACCCCGGATGTTTCTTGGACTTAACCATCTATTTGCCGCCTTTCTTGGTTGACTTGTTAGAACTCTTGGATTTATTGACCGCTAACATCTTCTGAAAAGCCGCCTTTTGTTTTGCTGATTGCGCCACTTTATTTACCTCCCTTTTTAATATTTTTAACACCTTTAGGTATAGGAACCTTGCCCATTGGAATTATGCTTATCGTCAATATTGGTTTCTTCGTCCCTTTAGGCGGGAATTTACTATCCAGGAATTGCTTTTCGAGTTTGTCTACCTTCTTTGGTACTGGCTTCTTAGTTGCCATTCTGCATTCCTCCTTGCTGTTGTTGTCCTTGCGCAACCTGTTGTAACATCGCCATTGCCTTCTGTGGATCAGTCTTTAACATCTGCATCATTTGCGCCTGTTGTTGAATTGGTAGTTGTTTTATGAGTTCTTCCGGGCTAGACGGCAACGTTTGTCCGGGTTGCGGTTGACCTTGGACTGGTTGACCTCCTGCACTGCCTCCTATTACCTGCTGAATCATTTGTAAGGCTTTTTGCGGGTCGGTCTTTAATAATTGCATAAGCATTGCCTGTTGTTCCTGAGGCAATTGTTTTATTATATCCCCCGGATTAGATGGCGTAGATTGCCCCTGAATAGGTTGAACTTGAGGCGTTTGACCACCTATGCCCTGCTGTCCAAGGTGAATCCCGACCTGTGCAGCCATTTGTTGCTGTCCTTCGGGTGGTAAATCCTTGAAATTAATACTTTCAGATGGTGATTTCCCTTGGTTTTGACCTCCATTTTGTTGAACCTGCTGGCCTTGTTGCGCTTGGCGTTGTTGCATTGCCATCTGTTGTTGTTGATTGACCTGTTCTTCCTGCTTTTTGAGCGATTCTTCTAGGTCGTTTATGATTCCGTCAAGGCTTGGCATTCCGATCTTCTGCAACACTTTTAAGTAAGCAATATTCCCCGGTGTAGGTTCGAATGCCTTCTGACTTGCCAACTGAATAATGGCGTTCATGACTTCGGTTTTGTTTTGCATGAAACCGTTTTCACAAGAAATATTTATGTCCCAATTCGGATAGATAACATTTCCACTATCATCCCGGAGCATTGACAACCTACTGAACTTCCCATACTCCGGCTTGTTCTTCTCACCGCTTAACCGGAATGGCCGGTCATCGTCGCAAAATGCCATTGCAAAGTCTGTTACCGTCCGATATAACTTCTTGAACGCTATCGCCTTGTAGGTGCTGGCTAGGTTAGCTTTAAAATTAGCCTGCGACACATATAGTTGAGCTTGCCTGCCAGACTTAACGCCGGGGTCATGTATTCCCATCGCAGAGTTTGTTGCACCTGTGATAAGTTGTATCTGCGACCATAGCCAGTTAATCCAGCCGATACCGTCTATGTTGGTGCCGATGTCAATCTCTTTGATGGTGCCGACAAGTTTAATGACCTCTGAACCTGGGTCAAGTATTTTACTGGCATCTTCATCATTATCGGTGACTATCTTCTTACGCCCTCTAAGGAATGATTCTTCCTGAATGTAAACGGCCTTTAAGATTGACTCATACAGGTCCTTAATGTCGTCTATCATCGAAGTACCCCAGAAGGACAAGTCCTTGGGCAGGTAAGGTTGATAGATTATGTCCCAGCCGGTGGGTATGTAGTAATCCACTTTGATGCCTATTAATTTTCCGGTATCATCAAGTACCTGCATATCAACGTCGGTAGATATTTCTTCTATAGGTTTCATTATCGGTTGCCCTGCGTCATCTATGCCGGTTCTGATTAATGTACCCAATTCAAGTATCTCAACATCGGTAGGTTCGCCATTATCGTCCCTGTGCCAATAGAACTTCGGGGTTTGGTCAAGTAGTAATTCACCAGACCACCAGAGTTTGCCCATATCGCCATCATCGTCTAGGTAAGATGTTTCGATAATAGTATATCGCTTTAAACCAGACTCATTAGAACTTGACGTTGTGATTCCGTCAACCGTAACCTTATTGGTTCCGTCTGCCAAATAGTCATACTCGGTGTAGAGGATTGCCTTATCTTCCAAGTCCTCTTTAGTTACACCCTTCCACCTGCGAAGAACATACCTCTGGGTCTGATTAATCACATGATGGTAGTGTTCCATAGCGTCCATGCTGATACAACCAGTGTTCGGTATGATATGTTTCGGATGTGGATTGCTTATCTCAATATCGCCCACATACGAACCGTATTTGATGGCGTTATTCCAGTGAACCTTGTAGAACGCCCCGCCGAACTTCTTGACCCTGCGCTCATTCTCTAGGTTGATTTCCTCTAAGTCCTGCGACTTACAGACATAGTCAACATATTTATTCATCAGTTTAACTGCGTATTCATCATCAAGGGATACTGCTGACAGGTCGGGTTGAGGGACAGATAAGTCAATGAGTGCTTCTATGGGTGTTCGAACTAGATTGATTACCGTTCGAACTTCGCGACTTTGGTTGTACCCTTCGTCACGAAGATTACCGAAAGACCTCTTGCCCTGATAATACTCTTCGTTTTCGTTTATTTCCGAATCTATAGTAGTTTTAGTCCTTCTATCGTTCTCAAATTGAGTTTTCCATTTGTCGATTAGTTCCTGCTTTTTGTCCTCTGCCATTTTGATCTGTTTGCGTTCTGCCAATTTTCGTTTCACCTCCCTGAAAGGTCGCTTTAGGGTGTCTAATAGACTCAATAGGAATCACCTGCCTTTACTTTTGGGCAATAAAAATAACCGCCGCAGCGGTCTCTTGTATTAACAATTAAACCATTGTTTTAGGATTAGGGTTGCATTCAGTGCCACCATACATCTGTTGAAGTAAAGAATAATCTGGATTTATGTGATAGTTCATCCCTGAATGCTCGCTACAAACTATTGTCGAAATAAAAGGCGGTTTAGTTACTGGTAATCTTCCTTCTAATTCTGTAATTTCCCTACGATATTGACACACGTTTTTATGGTTACATGAATCACATTTGCTCATATTTTTTTGCTCCTTATACTTTTTAATTAAGTTTTCTTTGCGTTCTAATGGGGTCATTTCTCACCTGCTTTCGAGGGTATAAATAAACCCCGTCAACTTACCGGAATTACCGGAGGGTTGCGGGGCCATTACCATTCTTCTGTATAACAAATATGTTCCCAATACTTAGGATTTTGTACCCATAATTCAATATATGGATATGGTCTAGGTATGACATAGTACCACTTGCCACCCTTGCGCTTGCGATACCATTTAAACCGATTGAACAGGTACTCAACAAACCACACTCTACCACCCTCCTCTGATCTGTTGTTGATTCTGCATCTTGGCGTACACCTTGGCGAAGTCCATGTTCGTGCGGATGCGCTCGGCATCAGCGGCGGACGTGCCTTTAGGGAACAATAACTGCTCTTGGCGCGAATACTCGGGGTGTCGGGACATTGCACCGTAGCGTAATGCCTCCGGCCCGTGGGTCACATCATGAGGAAGCTTGGCCGCATCTTCTGAATTGTGAGGGTCGAACTGCAACAATGGCATACATCTTATTAAATTCCTGCAAGTGTTAAAAACCAATAACCTGGCAGTTTTCCTTTCATCTCCATGTTCATCTAAAACCGCATTGCCGTTATCATCCAGCATAACGTATGGATGAATATGTTCTCTTACTTGCCGCCAGCCAGGGATTCTACTGTTGTTAGCCTTAAGCATTCCCTTTAACCCCGCTTTGCTCATTAGTTCGATGCCGCTGGCCCCAGATTCTTGCCGGCGTGACCATAAGTCAGGGGAAGAAACTGTATAGCTTATATGTTCATCTTGGGGACTCATTTCAACGATCCTTTCAGCAGCTTTAGAAAGAATTAAGTCAGGCTCATGTAATTCCCGATAAATAAAACATTGTCCATTATCGGACACCGCCCACCAATAACAGGCGGTCATGTCTTGTCCATAATCCAATGACCTAAATCTTTTCCACCATACCGGAATTTCAAAAGGCTCTATCACATGGCAACTAGTATTCCATTCAGTGAAGAACATGCCTTGAAAAACGGACCAGTCGCCATCTAAATAGGCTCTTCTCATTTCATCAGGTAGACTTTTTAACTCATTTAAATATTCAGGGTTACGTTGCATAACTATTAAATTGTCATAAATCTTTGCTGGGATAAAAACGTAATCATCAGGGTTTTCGCCCTTGCGATAATCCCGATCTATAAATATCCTTCGGAACCAAGCATGGCCGACTCCCCCCGGATTCGCAGTGTAATAACGTCGTGGCCTAAATGGCACTTGGATGGTTTCAGAAGTACGACAACAAAGCTTAATTTGATTCCATTGGAACTCTGTGAAATTTGTTGCCTCCTCGTCGTCAGAAGCAAACGCAGTCGTAACTTTGTCCTTGATACTGAATTACATCTGTGTCATTATCGCAGTATCCTAATTTTAATCTTGAACCGATAGGGAACATAAAAGCATTAGTCTCTCTATCATATTTTGCTATTCCGTCTTTTGTGGTTGTTCCTAATTCTGCCATTAATGGAATTAAATGGTTTTCTCTTAATTCAGGTAGGGTACGGCGAAGTAATAAAATCTGTATACCAGGATATTTTAATGCCAATAATACGCACTTGCGCCTCATGGCCCATGACTTTCCGCCATATCTTGCGCCACCAAAACCTATGTGCGCCTGTTGTGCTAAAAAGAATTTTTCCTGCACAGGATTAGGAGTTCCTTTTAAAACTAGTTTTTTAGACTGTTTACTTTTTGCGGTTGCTATAGTAATCACCCCCCTTCAATAAAAACAACGAACTTAAAATAAAATTCGCTGTTGCAATCCTTCTTTGATATAGCCTAAATATTTAAGTATTTTCTTTTCCCTTAACTCGCTATAAAATGGCATTGTAGGGAACCACCTAAAAAAATTACTTGCATTTTTACTTCGATTACATGTACCGCAAGCGGGAACCAAATTAGAAATTTCATACCCTCCACCTTTAGTAAGGGCGACGAAATGATCTTGTTCCAGTTTTTCCTCTTTGCCACAATAACAGCACTTGTTGTTAAAATATTCCTTGCAATCTTCCCATTGCTCTACCGTGAAATCATGTGGCAATTCCTTTTCTAAACTTTTTCGTCTATGCCATGCGTTTCTTAATCTTTTTATAACTTCTGGCCTTTTTGAATAAAGGTTCATTTTTCCCTTATCTCTTTGTGAATTTTCTATCCTGCAACATACCTTACATTGTCCATATAATCCATCTAAACTAAAATTCATCTTATAAAACTTATTTTCCGGCAGCCACTCCTTGCACTTTCTACATCTCTTTTCGCCATTCTCATTACGGTCTTTTACCGAAAAACCCTTATGTCCAAAACCAAGACCATAACATTCAAAACATTGGGTAACACAACCATGCGGAGCACGATTATCAGCATAATAATATTCTCTAGTGGCAGGCAACTCGCGACCACACTTGGAACATATCTTGTAGCCATCTTTTCCTTTTAACGGAGGTTCCTTAAACACTCTCCCGATACATTCCTTGCAAATAGGGTGCAAACCATCTTTGCGCTGATTATTACCGCTAAAATACTTCTTAGTTGCTGGTAGTTTACGTTCGCAATGCGGACATATCCTCCAACCATCACCTGTTTTCTTTTCTCGTTGTCCAAACTTCTGTCCTCGACACTCTTTACAGGGAGAATTAAAACCATCTTTCGTTGTCGGATGCTTGTAAAAATGGTTTTCATCCAATGGTAATTCTCTGCCACACTTGAAACAAGTCTTAGTCTTTTCCTCACACACAATCACACCCCCATAATACTATTGTATACTATTGTTATTGCAATTGCAACAATTATATTGTATTATCAATAGAAAAGGAGATGATTTTGTGAACAAAAATATAACTTTTTCGTTGGATGAAAAACTGATAGAAGAACTCAAAAAGACTTCCGAGATTACTATGATCTCTCAATCTAAAATAGTTAAGTTAGGGATAGAACTTGCATTAAAACAACTTGCAAAGAATTAATACCACCACCAGTCAACTACCAGTCAAGTAAAAAACGCCCTCATTCAGACGTTCGTGAGTATGTTTATGGGTTTTGATGTTGTTCAGTCAAGTAAAATATGGCGGTAGCCGTAGGACTTGCACCCACAACTCGCGGTTTTGGAGACCGTTGTTTTACTTAATACTAGACTACCATGATGGTTAGAAGGGCAGGAATCGAACCTACATTAACGAGTTCAAAGCCCGTTGTCCTACCTTTGAACGACCTTCCAATAAATAAGACGCAGGGCAACCACTCCCCACTTATTGGGTTGTTCTTTTC